CATGTCCGGTCCCATCAGACGATCTCCAAAATGCCCATTTTGACCTGGCCCCTGATCCACGCATCGTTCTGCACGACGGTCGGAGTCTTGGGCGGCAGGACCCGGTCCTGCGTGTGAACGTACAAGCGATATGGATGCACCGTGCGTACGGTGACCGTCTGTGGCTCTACGACCGGCTCAGGCGGTGCGACAGGGGCGTACGGATCGACTGGGGCCTGCGTAGCCGGGCTCTCAACAGCGGGCGCTGGAGCGGCGACAGCGGCTTCTGCCGCAGGCTCAGAAATCTTTGGAGCGGACGGTTTGACAGCTCGCCGTTTGGCCGGAGCTTTTTTCGCGGTTTGATACGTGGGCATAGTCGTCCACCGTGGTAATTGATTTTTGAGTGTAGCGCAAGTTTGTGACCTTTCAAAGAACAAACCGCCCCGTAGGGCGGTTCGCAAGTCAGGTCATCCCGTTCGCCAATTACTGGCTGTTGGAGATGTCGATGACTTTGATCACGCCTTCCGAATCGGGGAACATGCGGTGTACGTGCTCACCGTAGTCCCAGCGGAAGTTGTTGGTGCGCTGCAGAACCATCTGCTCGATAGCGGAGTAGGAAGCCGAAGCGTTCCGTACTCGCATCAGAGCGTACCGGGTATCGACCAGTGCATACTGGTTTGCCGGGATAGTGCCGTCCGGAACCAGCATGACGTTGGGGATACCCACCGACCAGTTCAGCAGGTTGGGCGGCGCGTCGAGGCCGTAGCTGCCTGCGTTCCCGGCGTTCTGAATCGCCGAGTTGTCGGTCGGGTTGAAGGTGCGCGGGTCAAACATCAGCGGACGGCCCGTCCGGTTCAACATGGCCATGAACACCGACAGCGTAGTGATGATGCCGTCGTAGTTGACCTTGCGGGTCGGGTCATACAGCGACTTCAGCCAGCCGGTCTGGGTGATTTCGCCATTGGCAGCAGCGCTGTCATAGCTGGAGAAATTCACCACGGGCAGTGCCGATTCGCCCGCATCCGGATTGCCGCTCAGCACTTGAGAGACATCGCGCCACAAGTTCCGGAAGCGTTCTGCTTCGGTCTGCTGAGCCATGATGGTCGATACCAGGTCGATGGTCGCATTGGCCATAGCCTGATCCGAGATCTGCAGGCCCACCGACACGGTCGGAATGGCGTAGCTGACCTGGGAGGTGGTGATCGACACCATGTTGCGCGGCAGGGCGTTCTGCGCAATCGGACGCGTTTCCTGAGCGCGGGGTGCCGTGACGTCAATCCGGGGCCGGGTGTAGATCTCAGACTGGATCTGGGTGTCCATCGCGATCATGCTGTTGAACAGCGCGATCTCCGGATTGAAGTCCTCGGTCAGCTTCTCATTCACCAGCTCCATGATGACTTCCGGCAGGAAGACACGGGAAGCCGGGGTGGATTGACCAACCGGCACAGACGGCGCACCGATGGTGTTGCCGACCGTCGCCGAGCCGCCCGTCGTGGACAGCTGAATCGCGTCGCGCTGGCTCATGCACTCGCCGGTTGCAATGTCACGCAGCGGGGTCGCATTGATGCCCAGCTCGGGAACGGCTTTCGGGAAAATACCGAGAGACGCCATGCCCTGCTTGAACGCCGTGCCGAAGCGGGTGTCCGCATCTGGGTATTTCTTGTTGACCAAAGAACTGGTGCGCATGTTATGGCGCTCAGCCAGCTCATAGTCGGTCAGGGCGAGAGAACCCTTTTTGTACTCACCGTCTACGGAACGGTAGTAAAACTCTGCCATACTCATATCTTATCTCCGAATCCGATGAGTTAAATCTTGCGAATCAGGACGCGGTCGTCCGAGTACACGGCAACCACGATCCAACGATGAATGCCGTCTTCGGTCCCGGCTGCCTTCAGGACGTTCGGGCCAGACGCTGCCACGGCAGTGCCAAAGGCCGTTGCGGTCCCCGCCACGACCAGATCGCCGACGGCCAAGTTCTGACCTTCGTCGGTGGCGTAGGCTTGGTTGCCAGAAGCCGACAGGACACCGCCCACGCTGTAACCGCTGTGGGTGCCTGCATTGACCGATTCGATCACGCCGTAGATCTCGTCGCCAGAAGCGCACAGGACGACGCCTTCACCGCTCAGTTTCACCGGCTTGCCGACATCTTTGCTAGAAGCTTGTCCCGTGTTGTTACCGATCAGCTCAGTGCGAGCAGGGCGGTACGGATCAATCTCCATTACTCGGTGATAGCCACCGTAGCTGTCATCATAACTTGCCATTTCAAGTCTCCAGATATAACAAAAGGTTAGTTCTTACCGCCCTGAACCAGTGCGAGACGCTCCTGCAGCGGATTGCGAATCTCTTGACTGGTTTCCTGCCGATTCTCCGACACTTGGCCGACCCGGAAGCGCTCGTTGAAGTCGCTGAGAAGTGCCGAATGGTGTTCTGCGACAGCCGATGCCGACAGACCTTCAAACTTGCCCGCAGGCTGACCGAGAGCCACCTGCATCCGCTGACAGGCTTCAATCGCAATCGGCTTCAGTAGCTCTTCGACATTCTTGAGAGAAGCCAGCTGTTGCTTCGCTTCCGCCTGTTCGACCAGCAGCGACTCAATGCGCGTGTCCCGCTTGTCGATTTGAGCTTGCAAATAGTCAGCGAGTCCGGTGTCAACGGCTTTTTCAGATGTCGGTTCCTGAAGAGAGGTTTCTGCTTCATCGGCCTTTGCATCCGATTCCTCTTCTTTATCGAGCTGGCGGGCAATCTTTTCGGCCCACGCCTTACCGGGATCTCCAGACCACAAAGCCCACGCAATTCGACCAGCAGACGGATAGCCGTCTTCATCCTGTGACCAGCCTTCGCCTTCTTTGTCCACTTCATGGCGGGCAAAATAGCTGACCATCCGTTTCACAGTGTCTGCCGACAGATTTTTGCGGTTAGAGATGTCACGCGCCCGCGCCACACCGACTTCGGTGCCGCCCCGACCGTACTCTTCCCGCCATGCCAAACCACGCTTGGCTTCTGCCGCCATCTGTTCGGTCGGCTTATACCCACCGTCCTCGGCCAACTGCAGATCGTGCTCGTCTTCAAGCTCTTCGATCTTGTGTTCCACCTGTTTCAGATCGGCCCCAGACAGCAGCGCTGCGCGAGCCGATTCGGACAGAATAATCTGCTGTCGTTTCATCGTGTCGCCCTCGAATTGAGTTTCAAGTTTACCTAAGATTTCAGAAAGTGAAAGAGGCGGACCTGATACAAGGCCCATGTCAATAGCTTGTTCTGCGAAAAACGTCTGACCTTCCGCCCACGTCGCCCGGTCCCTGCCCGCCAGCGCAGGCCGATTCGCCACGACCGCATCCGCAAACACCCGATGCAAGTACTCAGTACGTTCCTGCAGGTCCTTTTTCCCTTCTGCCGAGATCGGCTCCATCGGGTTCAGCAGGGCCTTGTACTTACCGGACCTCGCCACATGCACGTCGATGCCGTCTTCTTTCAGCATTCTTGCGATAGACGTGAACGACGAAATCGCGCCGATAGATCCGATCTCCGCCATCTTAGAGGTATAGAACTCTCGGGCCGACGTTGCCAGCCAGTAACCTGCGGAGAGCGCCCCGCCAGAAGCCCAAGCGACAACAGGCTTGATCGTATCCACCTGCTTAATGACTTCCGACAGTTCATAAATGCCGTTGGCGTCGCCTCCCGGCGTATCCACAGCCAGCACAATCGAACTGCACTCGTCATCCGTCGCAAGCATCGACAGCGCTTCTGAAATCGCGTCATAGCCTGCCCCTCCAGAAATCATCGTGAAAAACGACGTTTCCCTGGACATGGGTCCCGCCACTGACACAATGCCCACGTCGCCCTGATAAGAAATCATATTCAGCGCAGAGTACTCTGCCATCGTGACCGGCTCGTCCACCCCTTCCGCCACCAAGTTGTTGTTCAGTGCCTCAATCTGGGCAGCAAACTTGTCTTGGTTTTCGTAGAAATACTCTGCGCTCTGCAGCAAACTATGATAGGCAGAAGCCCTGCCCATCCAAATCTCAGGAATATACATAATTAAACCCTTTGCTGATTATCTCGTCCGCCGCCTGCTGCAGGGGTATTCGGCATGATAGCCGCGTTCCGGGCGTTGGTGCCTGATGCGGGCAGGGTGTCCAGGTTCTTCTGCTGTAGGAACATGGTCCCTTCTAGTCTCTGTGCGTTCTCTGGTAGAGAAGGCAGGCCAAGCATGGATTGAGCTTCCGCGTCCGTGATCCTGCCCAACGACAGCAGCTCCAGAATCCGCTGTTGTTTCATCGTGGCATGGGCTTCCAGCTCGTCCTTCGGGCGGAGGTTGATCTCTTCAAAGGATGCCCGGACGTAGACGTCAATCCCGTACATCCTCACAGCCATCGTCAGAGTCCGTGAGAGCACCGCTGCGACCGGCCTTTGGAAAGCCGCTGCCATCTTCGTAGACAGCATCGCTTCG